AAGCAAGAACTCATCACCCCTGCGGCGGCAGAGAAACTGTTACCGAAAGACTTGAAGCAATCTATTGAACCGTTAACTTCCCGCATATCAAGTGGATTAACGCTTGCAAGAGACAAAGGTCTGACGCAATAATCACAACCCCAAATCCCCCACCGTGACATCTGTCACATTTTTTAACTTTAAACAAGGAAACATCAAATGAACTTAAATCTCTCAGGCGGCGGCGGTAACGGTAACTACATCCGATATAGCCCACAAGCAAACGCATGGTCAAACCAAGATGGTGAATTCCAACTAGGTAAGTTCGTGTTCGACATCGAGAACATCCAAACAGGTTGGATGCTCATTGCAACTGGTGTCTTTGAATTCGTGGCTGATGACTCGTTGGGTCGTAAAGGCGCACAACCATCACCCGAACACAAACGAGGCTTCAAGGTCACTTTCTACAACAAAGAGATCGGTGTTGCAGAGTGGAGTGCTAACGGTGCAGGTTCTAACATGGGCTTGGAACATCTATACAAGATCGCTTCTTCAGGTTTGTCAGCCAATGCTGGTAAGTTGCCAGTCGTTGAGTACAAGGGTTCACGCCCTGAGAAGGTAGGCAAGGGAAGCACACGAGTGCCGATCTTTGAAATCACAGGTTGGGTGGCACGACCAGCGGCATTGGCAGGTGGTGAGAGTGCAGAGCCTGAGTTCCAAGCACCAGTAGCCAAGCCAGCACCTACACCAGTTGCCAAACCCGCACCATCACCAGCAATGAGTGATGACGAGATGTTCAGCTAAACACTGCACCTCTCACAGCACCAGAGTTTCGGGGGAGACTCTGGTTTTTTTGTCCCCTCAATTGGAAACGCCATAAATGTCAGCACAAGAATTAGCCACTACGCTTGGAAACGCCAAGAAAGTAGGGAATGGTTACTTAGCATCTTGCCCTGTACCCTCGCACGGTCAAGGCAACGGCGACAAGCATCCAAGCCTATCCATCACAGAATCAAGTGATGGGAACTACCTCTTTAAATGCCACGGTGGATGCGATCAGCACACCGTCTTTAACACGATCAAGGACATGGGACTCCTCCCTGCCCTACCCCAACAAGATAGACCCGAATACCTATCAAGCATCAAGCCTCTACCCTACATTCAGACACCGACATTCCAACAGGAGTGGCATTACACCGATGAAGATGGTGTCTCCCTGTTCGTGAAGCAAAGATTCAAGACCAATGACACTAAAGGCAAGACATATAAGACCCTGAGAGTCATGCCCGACAACTCAAGGGTTGGCAAATTGGGAGATTGCAGAATCGTCCCCTACAAGCTACCCGATCTGCAACAGGCAACAGCCGCTGGACGAGTTGTCTACATCACTGAAGGCGAGAAGGCGGCAGATGCCTTGGGCAGTCTGAAAGTTGTAGCCACCACAAGTCATGCTGGTTCAGGCAATTGGAGTCCTGAACTCAACCAGTACTTCACAGGCGCAAACGTGGTAATCGTGCCTGATAACGATGTCTCAGGCTGGAGTTACGCTACCAAGGTGGTGGAGGCACTACTACCAGTCGCAAAGAGTGTCAGGGTGTTGGATTTAGAACTCAAACACCCGAAAGAGGATGCCTTTGAGTGGGTCAATAAGTATGGTGGTGACAGGGAAACATTGGCTTCAAGTGCTAGAGCCTGTACGGTCATCAAGTCGGTAGATGAAGTCTGGTTGCCGCAAAGATTGAAGTTAGATGTCCCTGAATCTGAAGCATCTCAATCTGAATCTGCCCAAAAGTCACGGTTTCTGGTTGAGTCTTGGGATTCCATAAAGGACGAGCCAGTAGAGTGGCTGATTGAGGACATCATCCCAAAGAAGGCATTTGTGGCTTTGTATGCACCACCAGCGTCTTACAAGTCATTCATTGCCCTTGATATGGCAGAGGCGATAGCTACAGGGCGTGACTGGATGGGTAAGGCCGTTAAGCAGTCAGGTGTGGTGCTGTACATCGCAGGTGAAGGTCATGGAGGTTTAGGCGCAAGGATTAAGGCTTGCAAGATAAAGAACGACAGCCCAGATGGTGCGCCTTTGTATGTCATTAGGGCGCAAATTAACTTAAGGTCTTCACAGGAAGACTTTGACAATTTAATTAGCGCAATCAACGACTTACTTGAGACAGTTGGTGAAAAGCTACAGATGATTGTGCTTGACACCCTGATGAGGATGTCTGGAGGTGGCTTTAACGAGAACAGTTCAGAAGATATGGGTGGCTTCATCACCCAAGCAGGGAAACTCCAAGCCTTCTACGACTGTGCCTTATTAGTCATCCATCACAGCGGTAAGGACGTAACAAAGGGACTGCGAGGACATAGCTCTTTGCTTGGAGCCGTGGACACTGAACTTGAGATTAACCGCCTAGATTCGGTCATTAACACTGGTGACCCATCAGTTAAAGGCTCAGGAACTATCACCGTGACTAAGCAAAAAGATGGCTCTGATGACATTGCAATTGGCTTTGATGTTGTGGCAATTGATGTCTCAACATCAGCCTTGGGCTTTGAATCAGTCACCTCATTAGCTGTTCAGGCCAACACTGAGATAGTTCAGACAACAAAGAAGAACGCTAAAAACAATGCTGGTAGCGGTGGAAATCAGCGTTTGGAGATGGATTCCTTGATGAAAGTGATTAAGGCTAAAGCATCATATCGTGAAGTAGATGGTACTACACGCTATGGAGTGACTTTGGAGGACTGGAAGGGTGAATTCTGGTCTATGAAGGGTTGCACTGATGACGATAAAGCGGCGTTTCAGAAGGCTTGGACAAGGGCAAGGGAGAGACTTGTTGACGCTAAGAAGGTTGTAATAGGGTCTGGATTCGTCTGGTTGAAGACAGATTCTGAGAGGTTTGGTTCATGACACTACTGTATGTTTATCCACTGGACAAACCGGACAAACCGGACAAATGTCCAAATTGTCTGTCCGAGTTTATGTGGACAAACCACCTCTTGTCTATGAACAAGAGGTTTGTCCACTGTCGGTTTGTCTGTTGTCTGTTTTTTTTGTAGAGGTTAAAAATGGTTCGAAAATTGTCACGTAAGGAAGTTCCGGATGTTCAAGTGCCAAAGCGCAAGGCAACGGATTTTGAGATTGCGTCAAACTCGATTTTGGTTGAGTTGGATAAGCGCAAGGTGCAACATGAGGAAAAATGGGGTGTTGATAGATTGATTACTTTAGTTGACAGTGAGTTTAGGACGAAGTTTTGGGGTCAGATGGGTAGAGTTTGGGACTCGTTGGACTTTCAGGATATTGAGAGATTGGGTCGGACTGTCAACGGCATGATTAAAGGGTATGACGCACTGGAGAAGTGGGCTGTAGAGAATGAGGTTGAACCTAACCCTCCAATCAGGTTTGTGGAATGGATGAACCAAAAGGGTATCCGCATGGCGGTTTGTCAGACAGTTAACGATGCGGTCAACTTACAGAACAAGCGCAAAGACCTCACCATCTGGAGCATGGAGGAAATGGAAGTCATCCTCAATGACGAGTTGGTGCAAGCCATCGTCAAGGTCAAAGCCTTTGACCCAACAGCCAAGGTCATCAGCTTTAAGGCTGGTGAAGGGTTTGGCAAAGGTTCAGGGTTTGAGGACTTGGCTGATGACCTTCACGCCTTTGAAGGTGGCGGCGACTATGTGCCGAAGTACAAAAAGATTGGGGAGTAAAGATGGCGAGGCCGACCAAGAGAGATACCAAGTACTTCCAGCGCAAGTTAACGCCAGAGGAGTTGGTGCTGTTACTTCAAGCTGGTGAGGGAAACATTACCGAAGGCTGGCTGGAACTTCAGCGGGTTTACGTCCATGTTTGGAGTTTGGGCTACAGGCCGTTTATGCCGCTTGAAAGCGTTGACGTAACCTACACCATGCAAGACGCTATTGATGGCGTTCCTGACCCCTTTGGTGGCGTTTAAATGGCATTGGCTTGCGGATTATCTGGATGCTTTGAGTCTTGTATCTTTTAATAACTGAAATGTCTAACAAATCAATCTGTTACTACTTAAAAGTCTTATGACTAAAAGTTTGGTTAGTACCCCCAAAAAGCACCCTCCGCTTCTTTCACTCTCCGCCTCCCGCCAGCCGCCGACCCGCCGATTCGGAGTTATCCACAGGCAAATGCCAAAGTTATGCACAATCTTGCCGATTGGTTACAGATTGCGTTTCATTCGGGTATTGCGTGTAATGCTTTCAGATATTATTAGTTAACATAATGGACATTGTATAAAGCCAGATATGTCAGCAGTTTGTAAGCGTACAGAAAAACATCAATAGAATCAACGACTTGCAGATGTTATCCACACTATCCACAAGTGCCTGTGGATAAGTGCCTGACTTTTTGGATGGGGGGAGGGGGTCGGGTCTGGTCGTGATAATTGTGGGAGCCTCCGCTGTTCTGAAAAAGCCAAATCAGCAAAATCCCAACAAACCACTATCCCGATTTAAAAAAAAAGAGAAGTTGGTGACTCCCATGAGGCAGGGTATGGATGCAAATCAGCAACGACAAACTTCCAGCGGAGCCAAACCGCTTTCACCAACACGGCTGGGGACTTGCACAATCCCCATGCGTGTAGGTTGTTGGTCGGCGGCTACGTGCTCTTTCAGTGAACGCCCTGCTGGAAGGTTCTTTGGTTCACGACCCGTTACAAATCCATTTCTCACCAACACGACTGGGGACTGTTTACTTCGGGCTACCTTGCGGCGTTACCTTGTTGGTCGACACCCAATCCCCATGCGTGTTAGTGCTGGACGCAGGGAGCCCCGAACAGTAGCAAGCAAAGACTTGAAGGAGGTAGTTCGGTTACTTTGCGCCAGCAAGAGAAATCTACCATAGGAAATGAAAAAAAGCCATAATCCCCCAACATCACGCCCACAACACACAAGGACAATCGTGAACATAGAACACATTGATGACATTCAGGATGAACAGCCAGAGCCGCAAAAGAAGAAGGCTGGTAGACCCAAAGGCACATTTGGCCTAAAGCGGCAGATACAGGAATACGCTAGGAACCCCGCCTTGGCCTTGCCTAAGACTGACCATCAACGGCTAAAAGAGTTGAAGGATATGCTGATTAAGTCGAGTGGTAAGGATGTTGTTGAGAAGATGATTTCCATTGCGTTAAATGACAACCACCCTGCTCAGATGGCGGCTATCAAGATGTGCGTAGACAGGACATTGCCTGTATCCATGTTTGAGAAGGATAAAGGCCAGAGGAGTGCAGTCAACATCACTATTACTGGCATTGGAGCACCTACTGTCGCCACAACGACAATTGAGCCTGAAGACATAGAAGATATTGAGGCTAAGAATGGCTGATTTGAACTTTGCGCTATTGCCGTGGCAACAAGAAGTCTATGCCGACAAGACGAGGTTCAAGGTCGTGGTGGCTGGAAGGCGGTGCGGTAAGTCACGACTTGCCGTGACTACCTTACTGATAGAAGGCTTGAGCTGTCCCGCTGGCAGTGCGGTGCTTTACGTTGCGCCGACCCAAGGTCAGGCTCGTCAGATTGTCTGGGATGTGCTGTTGGATGTGGGTCGGGAGATTATCCAGTCTAGCCATGTGAATAACATGGAAGTTACCTTGATTAACGGTGCAAAGATATATGTTCGGGGTTCTGACCGTCCTGACACCTTGCGGGGTGTCAGTTTGACATACGCAGTCTTGGACGAGGTGGCAGACATTAAGCCAGAGACTTGGGAGCAGGTTATCAGAGCCAGCTTGTCCGACAAGAAGGGTCGTGCCATGTTCATTGGTACGCCCAAGGGTCGGAACTGGTTCTTTGATCTGTACAACTTGGGTCAGGATGGGGAGGATGAGGACTGGAAATCGTGGCATTTCACCACCAAGGACAACCCTTTGATTGACGAGGCTGAGATTGAGAGTGCCAAGAAGACGTTATCTTCCTTTGCGTTTGGTCAGGAATATCTTGCCTCGTTCAATAACGCTGGCTCTGACATCTTTAAGGAAGAATGGCTGAAATACGGTGTTGAGCCTGAGTATGGGAGCTACTTCATTGCCTGTGACTTAGCGGGATTTGAGGAAGTTGCGAGACAAGCGGCTAATTCCAAGAAGCGGCTAGACCAGACCGCCATAGCGGTGGTCAAGGTCACTGACGATGGGAAATGGTTCGTCAAAGAGATCGTTTATGGACGGTGGGACATTCGGGAGACTGCCGCCACCATTTTGCTCAAGATGCGGGAATACCGCCCACTTTCTGTAGGAATTGAGCGTGGAGCGTTAAAAAACGCAGTTTTGCCGTATTTGAGTGACTTGATGCGGAAGAATAATGTATATTCGCACATAGTTGACTTGACCCACGGCAATCGCAAAAAAGCCGACCGTATCATTTGGTCACTTCAAGGACGGTTTGAGCATGGGCGTATTGTGCTGAACTCCGAGGAAGATTGGGACGAGTTTAAAGATCAACTTCTCCTTTTTCCCGCCCAAGGTGTTCATGACGATTTACCTGATGCCTTATCGTACATTGACCAACTGGCTGTCACCTCATACTTCCAAGATGACCAAGAAGATGAGTGGGAGCCTCTAGACGTAATTTCGGGCTTTTAAGGGCAACACATGGCAACAGACAAACAAGTGAAGTTAGAACAGAACCAGTTTTATCAGCCAACAGAGGCTGACAAGGAAATCACTGCATTTGTTGTTGACCACTGCCAACGCTGGCGTGATTACCGTGATGTCAACTTCCTCCCTGACTGGCTAGAGTACGAGCGTATCTTTCGGGGTCAGTGGGCATCTGAAGACAAGACTCGTGAATCAGAGCGTAGCCGTATTGTGACCCCCGCTACTCAACAAGCCGTAGAAACCCGCCATGCTGAGATCATGGAAGCTATCTTCGGTCAAGGCGATTTCTTTGACATCCAAGACGATCTCAAGGATGTAGACGGTAATCCATTGGATGTTGAAGCTATCAAGGCTCAACTCATGGAAGACTTCAAGAAAGACAAAATCAGAAAATCTATCGACCAGATCGAGTTGATGGCTGAAATCTATGGAACAGGTATTGGCGAGATCATCGTCAAGACTGAGAAGGAATATATCCCTACAACTCGTGCCATTCCTAACCAAACAGGTCAGGCAGCTATTGGTGTGACTGAGACTAACCGTATTGCGGTCAAGATTGTTCCTGTTAACCCCAAGAACTTCTTGTTTGACCCCAATGGGACAAGCATTGATGACTGTATGGGCGTGGCAATCGAGAAATACGTTTCAATTCACAAGGTTGTTGAAGGTATTGAACGTGGAATCTACCGAAAGGTTGACATCACCCCTACCTATGAAGACACTGACCTTGAGCCAACCCAAGAGGTAAGCCAGTATCAGGACGAAAAGGTGCTTTTGCTGACCTATTACGGTCTTGTTCCTCGTGAATACCTAAACAACTTAGAAGAAAACAAAGAGATTGTTGAGTTGTTCCCCGAGAATTCAGCCGCTGAAGACTATACAGACATGGTTGAGGCCATTGTGGTCATTGCCAACGATGGTTTGTTGCTCAAAGCTGAAGAAAACCCCTACATGATGAAAGATCGTCCAGTCTTGAGCTATCAAGATGACACGATTCCTAACCGTTTGTTGGGTCGGGGTACGGTTGAGAAGGCTTTCAATATGCAAAAAGCTATTGATGCCCAGACTCGTAGCCATTTGGACTC